AAAACGATGTTCTTCGTAGAGTTCGTGAGGAATGGTGGGAACGATATAGACATCAAGTAAGATACAAAGATATTACAAAGATTACTACTGTTGAAATGACAAACAGTAAACTTACCAATGCACAATGGACACAATCAGTTGTGTATTTAGCATTATGGAAATACATTTATCCTCAATTAACTAAATGGAGAGACCCAGATACAGGCGAAGGTAAAGATACCTTTCAAGTTCAAATAGATTTTTATAAAGATAGATATGACGAAGAGTTTCAGGCTGTATTAAGGGATGGGGTTGAGTACGATGAAGATGGGGGTGGGACAGTTTCTGATTCTGAAAAGGAACCATTACATATGCTACGATTAGTAAGATAAATGCAAGTTCAAATCAAAGCAAACACAATAGAAGTAAAAAATTTTTTAAATTCAATAAAACGAAGACAATCAGCAGTCATAAAAAAAGCATTAAATAGAGTATCAAACATGGCTGTGTTAATGATTACAAAAAGAACACAATCAGGTAGACTGCCAGACGGTGGAACTTTTTTACCTTATACAAAAAAAACTAGAGAACTTAGACAAAAAAAAGGTAGGCAAACAGGTCATGTAGATTTGACAGACACAGGTAAAATGTTTCGTAGTTTAGATTTTAGACAAAGAGGTTTTAAAAATACATTATTGTTCACTAATAAAGAAAGAGAAAAGATTGCTTTTAGGCATGATGTTTTAGGTGTAGGTAAAAGAAAAACAAAGAGACCTTTTTTTTCAATAGGTAATAAAGAGGAAGATAAAATAAAAGAAGAGTTTAGTAAATTTTATTTTAGTCAGTTAAGAATATGAGCAAAAGAGAAAACATCGCTAGTGATATTATTACAAAACTTGATGCAGTTACAAGTCCTATTGAGTTTAAAAAAATAACAAGGGAGCCTTTTGAGGTAGAAGAGTTAAGTGATGCACAGTTCCCAGCAATGTTTATACAATCTGGTGATGAAACTAGAGAGCCAGCTTCAATAGGTGTGACAGGCTCTGGTGCATATAGAGGTAGTATTGATTTTATTATAGTCGCTTTTGGTAAAGGTACATCAAGCAATATAGATACAGTTAGAAACCAAATAATTGAAGTAGTTGAAGAAACTTTAGATAATGATATAACTAGAAATGGAAATGCATTGGATACACAAATTATTGAGGCATCGTCAGATGAAGGAACTATTTTCCCTTATGGTGGTGTAAGAATAACAGTGCGTGTAATGTATGAATTTACTAGAGGGAGTGCGTAATGGCTAAAGATGTTAAAATGAAAAAAGGTAACAACGGTATTATCGTATCTCAAGATTTTGTAGAGCATTACACGAAAATGGGATATGTAGTTGAAGGCAAAAATAAAAATATTTCAGTTGCAAAAGAAACTGAGAAGATTATAAAAGATTTAACCAAAGACAAAAAGGAGTAATTTATGGCAACACATCACGGTAAAGAGGGAGTTGTTCATGTTGGTGGAACTAATATCGGTAATGCGACTGGATTCACTGTTGATACAACCCACGACGTAGTTGAAGATACTGCTTTAGGAAGCTCAATGAAATCATTTTTAGTTGGTAGAGGTACTTTTACTGCTTCTATCGATATGAACTTTGATGAAACTGATTCTGGACAAACAGCATTAACACAGGGCTCAAGTTTGAGTTTTGAATTTATGCCAGAGGGTGCAGATTCAGGAGACAGAAAATTTTCTGGCACAGGTATTGTGACTGGGATGTCTGTCGGAGTAACCCTAGACGGAGTAACTACAAGAACAGTTTCTTTACAAGGTTCAGGTGGTCTAACTATCGGTACAGTATAATAAATGGCTGATAATAAAATAGATTACTTTGATGGAATCAAAGATCACTTTACAACCTTAGAAACACAAATAATAGAAGTACCCGAATGGGGATTAGTTGGCGATAAAGCAATTTATTGCAAACCTTTTAATATGCTTGAGAAAGCCAAAA